GGCTTTCGCATTCACCCCACCACCGAGCCCCGCAGGCCACGCCTGGCGGGGCTTACGCATGAAACGGAGGCGCCTCCATGGGTACCGAGCTCGAAGAGGCCATCACTACCGCAGGCTCCATCTCCCCCCTCATCCCCAAGGCGATCGACCCGGTCCTGCTGGAGTACCAGCGCCGGTACTCGCCGCTGCTGGCCGTCATCCCCACCAAGCAGTGGAACTCCACGCAGTACTTCTTCAACCGGCGCGTCAACCGGCCCGACTCTGGCGGCATCGTCGACGGCGGCGCCCGGCCGATCGGCAACTCCACCTACGAGCAGGCCGTGTTCAACATCCGCCTGTACCAGGCGGTCGGCTCCGTGACCGGCTTCGCGCAGACCGTCTCGCGCGACATCGTCGGCGACCTGCGCCAGCTGGAGCTCGACGGCACCGTCTCCTCGATGCTGTGGACCCTCGAGAACTCCTTCGTGTGGGGCAACGACGGCGCCACCGCGGGCGGCCAGTACCCGATCTGCTCGGGCCTGGACTACCTGGTGTCGAACTGGACCGCCGGCACCGGCAGCTCCAACTACACCAACGCCGTCGACATCAACGGCAACTTCGCGCTGCACTACCTGGACCAGCTGATCGACCTGGTCGAGACGAACGCGGCGATGCCGATCGGCTCGCAGTACATGTTCGTCATGTCGCCGCGCATGGCCTCGGCCGTGTCGCAGGCGTTCATCTCGCAGCAGCGGTTCGCCGCGCCGACGACCATGCTGGGCGCCGGCCTGAACGTGCCGACCTACCGCGACGTGCCGATCATCAAGTCGAGCTTCCTGTCGCCGCGCAGCAACCAGATGGGCGCCGTCACCACCGCCACCGCGACCACCGGCGGCACCCTCGCGGCAGCGACCTACTACTACCAGGTCGCCGCCGTCGCGGCCCGCTTCGGCGAGATCCAGGCGTCCACCGAGGTCTCCCAGACCACCACCGGCTCCACCAGCACGGTGACCCTGTCGTTCTCGACCCCGACGAACCTGCCCGACGGCGCCGGCCCGATCCTGTACAAGGTGTACCGGTCCACCGGCACCGGCACGGAGACCCTCGTCGGCACCGTCGACGCGTTCGACACCACCGGCGCCGCGACGACCAGCATCGTCGACACCGGCACCAACCTGCTGACCAACTCCTCGGGCAACACCGGCCCGGCCGCCTACCAGGGCACCAACACCGGCGCGAAGCCGCGCAACGGCGTCGAGGAGGACGTCTACCTGGTGCCGCGGGACCCGAACTTCCTGGTGCGCCCGTACACCCGCGACATGCAGATCCTGCCGCTCGCGCCGACCGTCACCGCCCCCGACACCCTGCCGTTCGCCGTGCTCACGGACACCAGCCTGGCGTTCCGCGGCGCGAAGTACGGCGGCCGCCTGTCGCGGGTCATCGCCAACCTGTAGCCCGCCCCCGGCGGCGCCCGACCACACGGCACGGGCGCCGCCGTACCGACGAAAGGAGCGGTCCATGTGGCTGCGCAAGTCGAAGGTGCCCGGGGCGGCCCCGGGCGGCCTCGTATGGCAGTCCCTCGACGACACGGTCGAGGTTCCCGACCTGCTGGGCGCGGAGCTGCTCGCCATCCGCGACGCCGGGTTCAGCCAGGCGCCGCCGCCTGCCGTCGAGCCCGACGAGGAGCCCGAGGCGGCCGTGGTGCCGCCCGATGACGGCCCGCAGGGCGCCGCCGCGCCCGAGGCGGAAGTCGTCGAAGCGCCCGTTGCCCCCCGCCGGGGCCGGCCCCGCAAGAACCCCGTCGACGTCGCCGAATAGCCATCCGCTGCTCAACGCCCCCGACTCGAAGGGACGGTGAGCAGCGGTGGCCATCGACACCCCGATCCCGCTCGCCACAGTCGCCCAGTTCACCGAGAGCCCGTTCGCGAACCTCGTGTCCGGCTTCGGCAGTCAGGCGCAAACCGACCTGATGCTGCAGGCCACCCGCGCCTGCGAGTCCCAGTGCGACCGCCGCCTCGCCCCGTTCACCGGGATCGTTGAGACGCAGCGCGCCGACGCCATGGACATCGAGGACGCCATGGACGCCTACGTGCCGCTCGACCCCACCAGCCAGCTGGGGTTCTCCCGCGCACAGTCCCTCGGCTCGACCCTCCTCACCCGGCACTTCTGGGTACGCGAGTTCCCCGCCCGCTATCCGGAGTTGTGGACCGGAAGCATCAGCGCGATCACCCTGTACCGGTCCTACTCCGGTGCCCAGACCGTGACCGTGTCAGGGGTGCAGTTCGAGCCGGACACCGGACACTGCCGCTTCCAGCTGGGCACCTTCGTCCCCCCTGGGACGACGATCCAGGTCACCTACTCGGGCGGCTACCAGACGGTGCCCGCGGACCTGGTGCAGGCCTGCCAGTTCATGGCCGCCTCGTTCGCTGTCAAGCAACTCGACCCGGTGGACGGGCGCAGCGGGCACGACCCGGATGCGCTGCGGGTCGATGCGCTGGAGATGCTCGCCCCGTACACCAGGCGCTGACCGTGGCCTGGGCCCACCATGCGGCCCGCCGGAAGATGTCGGCGGCCACGAAGGCGAAGATCTCCGCGCGGATGCGCGGCAAGCCGCATCCTCACCGCGGCCACCCGATGTCGGCTGCAGCGAGGGCGAAGATCTCGGCCCGGTTGAAGGGCCGCCACCATCCCGGGCACCGCATGTCCGCGGCCGCACGCGCCAAGCTGTCGGCCCGCATGAAAGGCCACCACCCGAAGCTGTCCGCCGCCGCAAGGGCAAAGCTGTCCGCGCGGATGAAGGGCCAGCACCGCAAGCTGTCGGCCTCAGCGAAGGCCAAACTGTCGGCCCGGATGAAAGGCCGTCACCACAAGCTGTCCGCTGCGGCCCGCGCCAAGCTGTCCGCCCGGATGAAGGGCCGCCATCCCAAGCACCGTCCGATGTCGGCCGCGGCCAGGGCGAAACTGTCGGCCCGCATGAAGGGCCAGCACCGAAAGCACAAGCCCGGCCAGAAGCGGCACACGTCGGCGGCCGCCAAAGCCAAGATGGCTGCCCGCATGCGCGGCAAGCACCGCCACCACGCCGGCGCGCACCACGCGTCCCGGCACACCTCCCGGCACGCACAGCGTCGCCGCAGTGCACGGCACACGACCCGACGGCGCACCAGCCACCGCAGGAGGCGACGCCGATGACAACCGCCGACGCCGTGGACCGCGAAGTCGCCTGGCTGACGTCCTCGGGCGACAGCCTGCCCGCTCTGCTCGCCAGCGCCGGCGGACCGTTCACGAACATCCAGGCCTACTGGCCGCGCACCCCCGGCCGACGCAATACCAACCTGTACCTGCTGCGCCGCGGCATCCACCAAAAGCGGTTCGCGAACGTGCGGACCATGGCCACCCACCACTTCACGGCGCGGATCGTATGGCCGCTGCAGTCCGGGCAGGGCAAGGCGGAGAACGACCAGCGGGCGTTGGACGCCGCGATCGACCTGCTGCTGCAGCGCATCGCCGGCTACCCCGGCGACAAGACGCACGGCGGCCGGTTCCGCTCGGTGGCGGAGAACCCCGAGTACGTGAGCGTCCAGTTCACCGAACCGGCCCAGTCGATGACGTCGGAGGCCGAGTTCTGGGCCGACGTCGACTACTACGCCGACGACCCCGAGACGACCGACTGACCCGTCCCTCTACGCACTGCCCCGTGACCGTTGGGTCCGGGGCTTCTTCATGCCCACCGGAGGCCCCAGTGCTCCAACGCTCAACCCACGAGGCGCCGGTGGACGTGCCGGCGATCCCCGCCACCGTCCAGCCCGGCGAGGCCGTCGACTGGCCGGACCCGATCGCCGGCTTCGATGCCGTGGCCGACGAGGCGCCCGCCCCCAGCAAGTCCCGCAAGGCCGCCGCGGCGGCCCCGTCCGGTGAGGAGCCGGTCCAGTGACCCAGCTTTCGCGGCTCGCAACCCTGGGCCTCTCCCGCGAGGTGACCCCGGGCACGTGGCTGGCCCCCACGATCGGCATCCCGTTCCTCAAGGGCGAGTACGAGGACATGTATGCCGAGATCAAGGACGAGAGTGTTCGCGGCAACGACACGGTGCTGCAGGGCATGTACCAGGGCCCGGGACACGCCGAGTGGCAGCTCGACCTGCACCCGTACCCGGATCTGATCGGGCACTTCCTCGTCGCGATGATCGGGCCCGACACGGTTACCCCGGCCGTCACCACCACCCTCAGTGCGGGCACCATTGTGGGTGCGACCAGCATTCAGACCGCGGTGTCCCTGGCCGCCGGATCGGTGATCCGCCTGGACACCGGCCCGCTGACCGAGTACGCGTGGACGGACGGCGCGGCAACCGGCACCGGCCCGTACACGTCGAATGTGACCACGGTCCTGGGCAAGATCGGCGCGAACCGGGTCGGCCTGGCCAACGCGCACGCCTCGGCGTCCGCGGTCACGACCACGACCACCCACGTGTTCAAGCAGTCCACCACGGCGCTGCCCACGTACAGCCTCACCTACTACGACACCACCCAGACGGTGTCCTGCTCGTGGTGCCGGCTGAGCGACCTCCAGCTGAAGATCGACCCGAAGGGTGCGGTCTCCCTCTCGCTGAAGTACACGTCGTTCCCGTCCGTCGTGCAGTCGCTGCAGGCCGAGACGTTCTCCACGTACGACCCGCTGCTCGGCTGGTCGTGGAACATGACGAACGCCGGCGCCGGGTCCACGCGCGGCCTGACGCTGGACACCACGATCAAGCGGGCCGTGGGGGGGGTGGGCCC